TGGTATTGGGGTGCCAACGGTGCTAGGGAAGCGTTGTTTGAACAGACTGCTCGTGTTTATTGCACGAAAACCTGGATACAACGCCCCACGTACCACGCGACATTGCGGTACTCATACGAGTTACCGCGGTTCGACACAGAGTTGGGTGAGAAGATCGCAATATATACTGAGTTGTTGGGGATCAGACTTGATCCCACAATACCTTGGAATGCGTTGCGTTTCTCATTTCTCGTCGACTGGGTAGTCGACGTCTCTGGTTTCCTTAGCTCTTTCGCTCGGGAAAACTACCAATTGGAATACAAAATACTTGATTTTTGCCATTCGCTTAAGTGGCACTCTGAAAGTACCATATCAGTATTTGAACCCAACTACAGTTATCGCTATGGCCCTTTGGATCCGAATTATTTTCAGGATCCTTACCCGAAAGGGTGGGACAAAACGAAAGCTGTGGAAGTGTACAAAGAGACTGACAAGCATTATGAACGGTTTAGAACTACCCCCTCTATTCTAGGCATGGTGCCCAAATTCGCAACTTTACGGAAAGCGGCCCTCGCTGGGTCGCTCATGATAAGTAATGCGAATTCACTAAAGAAGGGTAGAGCCAAATATCTCAGGCTCCTACCACAGTTACGCAGGGGAACTTCTAAGGCGGTCAAAGGACCGGGGTCGGCCGAAAGCCGATCTTAAGTCTTTGATAATTCGCCTTAGCCCCCACCATTGGTGAACAGAATGCGTGATTGATTCGGCATTGATGCCGCTTCCTCTCACTTGAGGTAATCAACCAAACAACTCAACTACCCTATGAACCAAGATCTCACAATTGTGAGCAATCGTGGATCTGTGACATTGCCCGGTGCTGAAAACAGCACCGTGTATGCAAAACGCAGTGAAACGCAAGATACAGTGGAGCGTGGCGTCCAAGCCACTGCTCTCACCTTCCCGCGAACACTCACCATCGTAAATCAAGAGCGTAATCCCGGTACCCGTAAAGGGACTCGGAGGACCGCTATTATTGCGAAGGAACGCGACCTATCGACCATCGTGCCGCTGGAGAGCGGTACGGGTGGTCGGGCCGATGGAGAAGCGACTGTCACCATGACAATCGTTCGACCCACCGCGCCTGGATATCAGACGACCTTTACCGCGGCCAAGCTTAAAACGCTTGCTGCCGTGGCAATTGACGCCTACATCCAAAATGCTGATGCGTTGATCGCTGGCGAGAAGTAGCAATTGCTTCCGCCCAACGAAGGTGTAATAATGCAAAGGCTCTGACACTAACTGTAATGGTTAGCTAGGAGTTGATGTGTTAGGACATACTGTTTTGGTAGCTCGGACTATCATTGGTACATGGCGTAGTGGTTACATGACCTCTAACTACATATAGATATGAAGAAGAAGACACATAGTACACCGACGGCTTTCACTGTGAAGTGGATGTCCGATTTATATACGGCATGTTACAGTGATGTAGCATGCGCACTTGATATATCATTAGAAGCTGTCTCTCGCGACATGAGTTACGTCGCGAAACGGCTCGCTAAGGAAGGCGCCTCGTTTATGACGAAGGCACTTCCCTTGTTAGGAAAGATGCTGGATAAGCAGCTTTCCAAGCTCGAAACCACGGACGAAGTAGAGCTACCCTTCCCAGGGTGGCAACTTCAGTCAATGAGCAAATTACCCGTATTTTGCGGGGAACTGTTCTCGATGGTTTTGGCCACTGATGGTAGTGTCCGCAGCGATGCGGACCCATATGCGTTAGGCCGATTGCGGCAGTTACTCTATCTCTATTACAAGGTAGAGTTTCCACCTACGGATGAACAAAATCGTAAGACAATCGATAAGTTCATGCTAACTGAGCATTTGCTCCCCGAACCCGATGAGTCGATCTTTAAAAGGAACGGCTCTGCTTTCGATCATATCGAAGACATTCGGGATCATCTAGAACTCGCGAGAGTTTTTAGAGAAAAGTGGGAAAGGAATGTTTGGATTCTCCAACAAGCCCGCGCAATTGTGCGGAGAGTGTTGGGGAATACAGACCCAAGGGATGAGACACGGTTAAGACCGCGTCACGGCCCTGGAGCTGTAGCCACGGGAGAACGAAGTCATGAGAAGCCGATATTTCGGCGTTATTATGAACGTCTCCACGTAGTCTTCCCTTATGACACTTATATGTCGTATAACCTCTCGTCTGTAAATGATGAGTGGGGGGGGATGGCAGGACCTTGAGAGTATGAGGGATAGCACGGCTAAAGTCGTGCTGGTTCCAAAAGACTCAAGAGGTCCCCGTATCATATCCTGCGAACCTCTAGAGATACAGTGGATACAGCAAGCTCTTATGACTATGCTTGTCGAAGAATTTGAAGTGCATTCCCTAACACGGGATCATGTTAACTTCAAACGACAAGATATCAACAGAGAGCTAGCTTTAGTGTCTAGTATCAATATGTCCGCCAATGATGACCAAACCGCCTGGGACTCCACTTGGCAGCCCGACCCTTGTAAAGGTCGGTTGCCGAAGGGACCCCACCACGGGTGGATCACAATGGATATGAAGGATGCGAGCGATTGTGTTTCACTGGCCCTCGTTAGGTATCTCTTCCCAAGAAATTGGGTGGAGGCACTCGAAGCGAGCAGAAGCCAGTACACTAAGCTCCCTGATGGGCAGATTGTCAAATTGAAGAAATTCGCTCCAATGGGATCAGCAGTATGCTTTCCCGTTGAGGCAATAGTATTCTATTCGATCTGCGTCGCAGCTCAGCAATATCAATCGGGGGATAGCAGGATGCCACCAAAGGCACCGTCAGACTATCCCTATGTTTATGGCGAC